TGCGTAGGTAACCTTTTCTTCTTTTTCAGATTTAGGTGCAAATGGATCGTATGCCATGTTGCCCTCCTTATCTTTCTATCAACGTTTCTTTAAAACTATATGGGTCAACCTGGAAAAATTGATCTGGTTCACCTTCTATTCCAGGTTTTCTAATTATAAAACTTTTAACTCCAGGTCTAGGGTCATAGTAATATCCACCAGCAATCATTTGGTTGTAATCAAATTTACCAGTCTTTTGATCAAAAGGCACAAATCCCATGTTACCCGCTGCAATTTTTTTTCCTTGAGGATCGTCAGTTGCTCTTAAATTTCTCATAATATAAATATCATATTCTGATGTTGATCTAGGATATTTTTGATTAATGTTAGGTTTTTGAAAAGAAGTTAATTTATTAGCAGATTCAATTCTTTTACTGACTTCAGTTTCATATGCTCTTTGTGGTGAAAAATCTTTTTGTAAACCAAGTCCTTCTTTCTTTTTTAATTTAGCTAAGGCTATAGCTTGATCTTGTGCAATGTCTAACATTTCACCTTCTAATGCTAATTTTTTATCTATCTGTCCTTTTTCAGCTAAACCTTTAAATAAACCTGCTGTAGGTTCTTTGAAAGCTGCTGCGGCATCAGCAATTACACCGCTGCCTGATGCAGGTTGTGATGCTAAATTTAAACCACCTTGAATTAAAAATTGTGACAATGGATCTACGGCTGTGCTTGGGTATTCAGCTGCTACTCTTGCAAGTCTTTCTCTAGCAGACTCGGATCCCACAGCATAGTTCTCTCTCATGACACCAGTCATGATACCACCACCGACTTCTCCGCCTTTTCTAAACATTGGTCTTTTAAGTGTCTTCATTATGTTCTTATGTTAATTGGTGTTGGATTAAATGCTTTGTATATACCAGCTAACGTTGATCCTATTCCTAATGCAGTTGATACAGGACTAGGTCCAGGTTGTTGTGTAATAACATCTTTACCAGGATATCCTGCAATTAAACTTGTAACTCCAGAGCCATATTGCTGTGCAGCCTGTAATGGTTGATTTAGTTGTTGTTGAGCCAACTGTTGTTGCGCTGTTAATTTAGCTTGTTCTTGTGCTTGTTGTTGTGCACCTAAAGTAGATAAACCTGCAATCTGTTGACCTGCTAATTGTGGAGCAAGTTGAGCTAAATTTTGTTGTTGTTGAGCTAAATTTTGTTGTTGACCAAATGCTTGAGCTGCTGCTTGTTGTGCTTGACCAAACCCTTGAGATAATAATTGTGCTTGTAATGCAGCTCTATTTCTATCTGATGCAGCTTGATACTCTGCTCTTTGTACACCCTCTCTACCACCACCAAAAGCTCCAGCAGCTAATGCCTGATCTGCAATACTAGTTAATCCTCTTTGTGCTTGTCTATCGAATTCAGATAAAGTTGTGTCAATTACATCTTGTTGAAATGGAGACATAAACTGTTGGTAAGCTTGTGGCCCCATAAATTGACCTGCTTGTCCAGCTTGTGATGCCGCCGTTTGTAAGAAAGGTTGAAAAGATCCAAGACCACCAGCTAGTCCCTCCGCTTGTGTTTGTAATGCACCAGGTCCAGCTACAAATTGTGGTCCAAAAGTTTTAGAAAGATCAGCAGCTTTAAATTGACCTGTTGCTTTCGATAAATCATCTAAATAAGTTTTACCTGCCGCTTCTATAAACTCTGGTGGTAATATTCTTTGTTCTGATACAGCCATTAGACTCTTCCTCCGTTTTCTAATTTTTTCATCATGTCATACATACGTTGTGCACCTAAGTTGACATTACCGTCACCCATTCCTCTTACAGCGTCAGCTGTAAAT